GGGGGGGGGGGGCGGACAGCGCGAGTTTATGCGCTGGCCTGCCTACGAGAAAATGTACATCTCAGCGTTTGAACGAATGCTTGATGTCAGAAAATCAAAAGGTTTGCCGTGCGACTGGCAGACCGGCATGGACGTGTTCCGCTGGTGGATGGAGGACGATAACATAAACGGGCAGTTAAGCATGGACGATTTGATGGGGGTGATTGTATGACGCAGAAACAGTTTATCAAGCAGCTGATGAGCCGCGGCGTTTCGCATTCGGATGCCTGCGGGCTGGTGGCCTACATGAAAGAGCTTCGCCAGCTGATCGAAAAGCATGAGGACGTTGTGATGCTGGCGGATGCAAACACAATGCAGTTCGTCCCGGCGAAGGTTTACTCCTACGAGGAAACCTTCCAACGGATGCAGGAAGGGAGAGATATCTTTTGCTGAATGTGCTTTATATCCCGACAGATAAAGAAGCTGTGGAAGCGGCCCTTGTCCTGCAAAGATATTGCGAAGCAAAATTTGAAAATGGGTGTAAGGATTGCATCCACAACCTCGGAAGTCATGAAAGTTGTGGTCTTTCTAACGAACTTCCGTGTGATTATATCATACCAGATAGAATTGTAAAAGAAACAGAAGCAAAGCCGAGCAAAGTGAAATCCAACCCTGGAACCGACACTATGAGCCCGGAGGACATGGCCCATTATTTGATGGATTTTTGCCATTGCCACTTGGCAGCCGGGAAAGGTTGCCCAGGTTGCACGTTCGATAAGCCGACCAGTAACGATGGCGATGGAGAATGCCGTCTCGGTGTTCCTTCCGACTGGGATTTTTGAGGAACACAAACCCGAATAAAACCAAGTTTGACCTGCTGGAGAATGGAGCTTGAACATGAGCAATGACAACATGAGCCGGAATGCCGAGCATTATGCAGATCCGACCCCCGGCACTGCGATGCGGAACATCCGCAAGGAAGAATACCAGAAGGAATCCGCCCGGCTGCTGCAAATCAGCCTCCTCGTGCCCCTGCTTCGGCAGGTGGCCGAGTGGGCAGGTTTTGAGATCATTGGCCGAATCCCATTGCGGGACAAGGCGACTGGAAAGGAGTATCGGTAATGGACAACAAAATTCTGGAAGAGGCTCGCGATACGATGCTGACTACATTGGAAAAGTTTGGCGGACAGAGCCTCATTTGTTCGTGGACGCGCCGAGACGGTACGGTGGCCAGACTGTCGATGAAAATCATGCCCCACAACGAGGACACCATTGCAGATGCCATCTGCGACATGGACGATGAGGAGCTGGCCAAGCGCCTTATCCCCATTGTCGTGAATCAGATGTGCGAGGACCATGTACCCACGGAAGAAGAGGCGCTGAAGTGGCTCCAGCAGCCTGCCAGCTGCCTGAAGGAGTAAGGAGGACGAAATGGCAGAGCACTACAAGATTGACTGTGACAAGGTAGAGGACAGAAAGGCGCTGACCGTCATTCTCGCAATGAACGGATACACCGTGCGCATGGGCAAAGAGAAGCGCGGCGGAAAGTCCACCTTGACCTACTTCGTGGAGTATTGGAGGGCTGACAATGAAGGGTAACACAGCGGCCAGCGCCCGCCGCAGCTACATGGGCGCTCGCAGCCGGGCAGAGGGCGCAGGTTTTGAGGCCATCATCAGCTCCGCTTGCGACTACTACCGCGCAATCGGGCGGGCAGACATCGAGAAAACCCCGGAGCCGATGAAGCCCCTCGGTGGTGCAGATCGATCCGGCAGATTCCTCGCCTGCTACACCAAACAGGCACAGCCAGACTACAAAGGCGTTCTCTCAGGCGGAAGAGCGGTCGTTTTCGAGGCGAAGCACACCGACACCGGTCGTTTGTTGTCCGACCGCGTATCAGCCGAGCAAGCCGCCTGTTTGCGCCGGATATCACGGCTGGGCGGTATCGCGTTCGTTCTGTGTTCATTCAATGGCCGGGAGTTCTACCGCATTCCGTGGCCGATCTGGGAAGACATGAAGAACGTGTTTGGCCGGAAGTACATCACCCCGGCGGACGTTGAAGCCTACCGTGTGAAGCTCGGCGGGCCGGGAGTGCTGCTTTTTTTGGAGGGGGTTCCATACGAAACCCCGGAGAGGAGATAATATGGTCAGGAAAATTCCAAAGTTGACGACTGACAATCCGCAGGACAACTACCAGATGGCCCTCAACTTGACGGACGTCGGAGAAGATAGCTGGGTCTGGATGCGGCAGCCGGAGCGGACGTTGGTAGAGTATATGCGCACTCTTATCAAAGCCCACGGCAGCGATATTGACATCAACGGGGACGACTACGCGGTAAGTGAAGATTTGGACGACCACCTCCTTGACGGCCCCGAAACTATCGACGGCCTGATTGCCGAGCATTATACCATCCTGTGGGCCTACGCAACGCTCAGGGAAAAGCTCAAGTGGTATGAGGACGCTGGCGTTCCGGCTATTCCGCCCGAGGGTCTGAAAACTATCCAGCGGGCAATAAATCGCGGTACGGGTTCCCAGCTTGAGCTTGCTTGCGAAGATATGGCCGACCTGATTCGCTTGGTGTGTAAGTACAATCGGCGGTTAAAGACCGCCCTGAAAGACACCGAGGAGCTGCGGGCCATCCGCAACAGTATCCGGGATAAGACGGCAAGCGTTTATATTGCGCTGGCCTGCATCGTGGATATATTCGGCAAGCCCGAGGACATCCAGCAGGCAGTCGCCGAGAAGCTCGACAACCGCAAAGACCTTATGTGAGGAGGAAATACCATGAGCAAACAAACCAACCTGTCCGACGTGAAGCTGCTGGACGAGTAAACCGCCCGCATGGGCAAAAGTGAGGGAATGTATGGAGCGGATTAGAACGTGGAGAGCTGACGAGCTTGAAAAGAAGCCGGATTCGGCAGCAGAGGTAAAGGCGTGGTTCCGCCGGTGCCGCAGCCTTGCTGAAGCCATCCACAACCAGCGTGAAAAGGTCGCCCGCCTGCGGGACGCTGCAACGCATATCACGCAGAACTTGAACGGAATGCCGACGGCATCCGGCAACGGAAATAAGATTCTGGAAGTTGTGTGCGATAGGGACGCGGAAATCCGCAAGCTGAACCACATGGAAACGGAACTGGTTAAGCGCCGCATGGAGGCCATCACCCGCGTTTTCTGCATCGTATATGCCGAAGACGGGTACAGCATCCGCATTGCGGACTACCTGCGCAGCTATTACATCGACTGCGAAACAACAGACAAATACGGCTATTTCAAGCTCAAAACCTACGACAACGTCGCCGAAGAATACGATGTGTCGGTGAAAACCGTTGCCAATGGCCTGAAGAACGGGCTGGAAGCGCTGGCTGAAATCTGGCCCGATATTACGAGGGATAGGGCATGATGTGCAAAATGCACAAAGCAAAGCACTGAATTTTCGACACGAGCATACATTGCCGTTACCATGCCTTGCGAGTATGCTTATTACAAGCGCAACCGCGCGAAGCGGAACGGCGCTTGAAAGCCTGCCGACCCCGTAGGCAGAAGTGGACGCATGGCCTCATAAACCACCGGGAGCTGCTGCGTTTCCCATGCGCGGAACATCTCTTTCTGTTTTCATCCTCCTAGATGATAGCTTTGCTTAACACGCATTTCTTATGCCGGAGGCCCCGGAACGCCAAAAGCGGGTTATGACGTTGGACCCGCCGGTGTGTGCGTCCAATCCCTGCGCCCTGAACTGTGTCTGACCAGCACAGCGATGGGCTTTTTATATTCCCGTAGCTCAATTGGTAGAGCGTTGGTCTCCAAAACCAAAGGCTGCAGGCTCGGGCCCTGCCGGGAATGCCATTTGCGTACCCTAGAGGGGGCGGCGCAATAGCGGAGCATCTGGCCGCGAAAGTTCCAGATGCAGCGGCAACGTCTTACTGTCCGGTAAAAGCAGATTACGGCGTTGCTGCTTATATGCCGTCATAGCTCAACTGGGAGAGCGCCGCCCATTTAAGGCGGGACAACGCTGGTGACACCACGGGAACATCACTGCACAGCCAACCGCTGCGCACATCCATTCCGTGGGTGCTGGTTCAAATCCAGCTGGCGGCACATTCGATATTTTGACCGTTCGGATTTCCGAGCGGTTTTTCTTTTGCAGGAAAGGAGGGAGCCTTCCGTGAGATATGGTGTGCCGTATCGTGGCAGTAAGAACAAAATCGCACAGTGGGTTGTCTCTAATCTTCCTGCTGGCGACACGCTAATTGACCTGTTTGCTGGCGGTTGCTCAGTCACACACGCTGCATTGCTGTCTGGCAAATGGAACCACATTGTTGCGAATGACATCGGCGATGGTCCACAGTTGTTCATGGACGCTGTTCACGGCAAGTATGCCAACGAAAAGCGTTGGATTAGCCGTGAGGATTTTCATCGTTTGAAAGATTCTGACCCTTACGTTTCGCTCTGTTGGAGCTTTGGCAACAACCGCAGGGATTATCTCTATTCAAAAGAGATTGAACCATGGAAAAAGGCTTTGCATTATGCAAGAGTGTTTGGCGATACGTCCCTTTTGCGTGAGTTCGGAATCAACTCGGACGGTAGCTCAAAAGACATTAAGTCGAATAACAAGGAATACAAAAGGCTTTATTCACAGTGGTTTGGAAGTCGAGCGAAACATAAAAGGCTCTATGATTTAGAACACCTTGCAAGGCTAGAGAATCTTGAACGCCTACAAAATCTTGAACGCCTACAAAATCTTGAACGCCTACAAAATCTTGAAGGTCTGCAAAGGGATTACAGAGACGTACAAATTTCGTCAAATGCAGTTGTGTACGCAGACCCCCCATACAAACGAACGAACTGCACGGGATACAAATGCGATTTTGACCATGAATCGTTTGAAAAGTGGATTGCCGAAACTCCGTTTATGGTTGTTATCAGCGAGTATGAAGCGCCAAGCGGGTGCGTAGAGGTTGCAAGCATAAAAAAGCAATCCTCTATGGGCACTGGAAATAAAGGCGGGTCCGATATTGAAAAGCTGTTTGTGCAAGAACGGTTTGCGGAGCGGTATAAAAATTCATTTACATGAGAGGTGGTGTCGGTGAGCGCGAAGCGGCTGACAGACAGGCAAAAAAAGAAGATCGTTGCTGACTATGTGCAGTTGCAGAGCTACGCCAGAACCGCGAAGCTGAACGACGTGGCAGAAAGCACCGTGCGGAAAATCGTGAAAGATAATCCCAAGTGCGCGGATTTGTGCGCTTTAAAAAAAGAGCAGAACACGCAGGACATGCTTTCCTACTTAGGCAGCAAGCGCGAGGAAGCGCAGGATCTTCTCGGGCTGTACCTAAAAGCGATGGCAGACCCGGACAAAATCGCAGAGGCAACTTTGCCGCAGTTGTCCACGGCGTTCGGTACCATCGTGGACAAGTTTGCTATGCTTGGAGACCAGAGCGGCATAGAAGCCCCGGACGATGGCCTTCTTGAGGCTCTGAGCGCTGCCGCAGACATCAGCCCGCCGGATGACGTGGAAATGCTGCCAGAGGAAGAGGCCGACCATGCGGAAAAGTAACGGTTTTCGCTGGAAAGCCCTCAGCCAGCGGCAAAAGCAGGTCTTGAGCTGGTGGACACCGCAGAGCGCATACAGCGGCTACAACGGCATCATTGCTGATGGAGCTATCCGATCGGGCAAGACCTTTGCCATGAGCTTCTCTTTCGTCCAGTGGGCTATGACCTGCTACAGCAGCCAGCAGTTCGCCATGTGCGGAAAGACCATTGCCAGCTTCCGGCGCAACGTGCTAGGGACGCTCAAACAGCAGCTTGCGGCCCGCGGCTACAACGTCAAGGAGCACCGGGCAGAAAACTGCATGACCGTCAGCAAGAGCGGCAGAACCAACGAGTTTTACTTTTTCGGCGGCAAGGACGAGAGCAGTCAGGACCTGATCCAGGGCATCACCCTTGCGGGCGCGTTCTTCGACGAGGTGGCCCTGATGCCGCAGAGCTTCGTTAATCAGGCTACAGCCCGTTGCTCTGTCACCGGGTCAAAGTTCTGGTTCAACTGCAACCCGGGCAGCCCACAGCACTGGTTTTATCTCGAGTGGGTGCGCAAGTGCCGCTCCTGCAGGATGATGTATCTCCATTTCACGATGGACGACAACCTGTCACTTGCCGAGGACATCAAAGAGCGCTACCGCAGCCAGTACAGCGGCGTTTTCTACCAGCGCTACATTCTGGGCCTATGGACGGTAGCCGAGGGCCTTGTCTACGATATGTTTGACCGACAAAAGCATATCATCGACAAGCTGCCGGAGCTGTCACCAAAGGGCGCGTATGTGGCATGTGACTTCGGTACGCAAAACGCAACGGTTTTTTTGCTATTCCAGAAACAGGCAGATGCAGACTGCTGGATCGTCACCCGGGAGTACTACTACAGCGGCCGGGAACAGAAGCGGCAAAAAACCGTGGGCGAGTACGTCACAGACCTCAAGGCGTGGCTGAATGGTCTCAAGCCGGAGAGGATCATCGTTGACCCCTCCGCCCTGCCCCTGATTACAGAGCTGCGCAAGAACGGCTTTACTCAGACCCCCGCAAACAACGACGTTCTGAGCGGCATTCTGGACGTACAGACCATGCTGCAGACCGGGCGGCTGAAGATCTACAAAGACTGCAAGCACACGCTGGAAGAGTTCGGCGTGTACGCTTGGGATCCGGATAAAGACGACACCGTGCTGAAGGTCAACGACCACTGCATGGACGCTATCCGCTATTTCGTGCGCACAAAGCGCCTTGTGAAACTGAGGGATTGATTTTGAGCACTGTATACACATTCCAGACATTTCAGCAGGCGCAAGCCGCCGGAGAACAGCCTGATTTCATCCGGCGCTTCGTGCAGCAACACTGCGCTTCCAAGCCCTACAAGATGGCTCTGGACGCAGACCTGTACGATGCCCAGAAAAACCCGGGGGCTGAACGCTTTGCGCAGGCTTACGCTTTGATGCTGAAGCGCCTATCCAAAAACACCAAGCAGGACACCCCACACCCCGATATGGTCAAGAGCAATCTTTTCCGGCGGCTCAACAAGCAGCGGGCGACCTACTCCCTCGGCAACGGTGTGGTCTTTGCAGACGAGGGCGTGGACAAGGACAGACTGGGGCAGAACTTTGATGAGCAGATCCAGAAGGCCGGATATTTCGCCCTGATCCACGGCGAGAGCTTCGGATTCTGGAACAGCGACCATCTTGTGGTGTTCAAGCTGACCGAGTTTGCGCCCCTGTACGATGAAAAAACAAGCCTTTTGCAGGCGGGTGTGCGCTTCTGGCGGCTGAACCCGGACACAGATATGCACTATATCCTGTACGAGCTGGACGGCTTCACTGAGTACACAGAAAGCAAAATCGGCAATGTGATGCAAGAGACAACGCCGAAGCAGGCATACAAGAGCGTGACCGTCACCACACCCGGCGGCGGGCTGGAAAGCGTAGAGGGCGAAAACTACAGCGCTCTTCCCATTGTGCCGCTGTGGGGCTCCGACCTGCACCAGAGCACGCTTGTGGGCTTGAAAGCCTACATTGACAACACCGATCTGGTGATGTCCGGCTTCTGCAATGACCTGCAGGACTTTTCGCAGATCTACTGGCTGTGCGAGAACTTCAACGGCATGACCGATGACGAACTGCAGGAGTTCCTTGTCAAGCTGAATCTGTACCACATTGCAGGCGCAGACACCAGCGAGGGCGGCAAGATCACCCCCTACACCAACGAGATCCCCGTGACGGCCCGGCAGGCTCTGTTGGAGCTGCTCCACACCAGGGTGTATGAGGACTTCGGCGGGCTGGACGTGCATTGCGTCAGCGCGGACAGCACCAACGACCATCTGGATGCGGCCTATGAACCGCTGAACCAGAACGCGGACGACTTCGAGGCGCAGGTCAAGCCGTTCATCCGGCAGATCTGCGCACTGGCTGGCTTTGAAAACGCTATGCCGACATTCAACCGCAGCAAGATCACCAACACAGCTGAGCAGGTCAGCATGGTGATTTCCGAGGCACCCATCATCGGGCATGACATGGCCATTGACCTGCTGCCCAACCTGACCCCGGAACAAAAGGAGCAGGCCAAGGCCGCGCTGATGGCTGAGAGCGCAACACGGGAGACTGTGGACGAGGGGGAGGGAGACGGTGATGAAACGTGATTTCTGACCGTGACCGCATCTCTACCCGCCAGCTGAACCGCCTGCGCCGCCGCATCCTCCGGGTGTACGGCACTGCCCGCCGGGAGATGCAGGAGCAGCTTACCGAGTTTCTGGCAAAGTACAAAGCGCTGGACGAGCGCAAACGGGCACAGCTGGATGCAGGCGAGATTACAGAGGATGATTACCGCATCTGGTTGCAAAATCAGGTCTTTCAGTCCGATTTGATGCACGCCAAGCTTGACGGCATCACCCAGACCTGCACCACGGCCCAAGAGACGGCCTACAAGCTAGCCCGGGACGAGCAATACAACATCTTTTCCTTTGGCGCAAACTGGGCTTTCTACGAGCTGGAACAGGCCGCAGGCGTGACGTTCGGGCTGACCCTGTACAACACCGAATCGGTTAAACTCCTGCTGAAAGAGAACCCCCGCATGGTGCCCAATAAGCGCATCAAGAGCGAGAGCAACCGCACCTATGACGCCAGGGTGTTCAACCGCTACGTCATGCAGGGCATCGTGCAGGGCAAGAGCGTCCACGACATCGCCGTGCAGGCCGTCAACGGCATGGCAGACACGGAGATCCACTGGGCCATGAACAACGCCATCACAGCCCTTACCAGCGCCCAAAACGCCGGGGCTTTGCAGCAGATGCGCAACGCCCAGGCTTTGGGCATCGAGGTCAAAAAGCGCTGGAACTCTACCCACGACTACCGCACCCGTGAAATGCACCGCCTGCTTGACCAGCAGACGGCAGAGCTTGACGAGCCTTTCAAGGTCATGGGTTACGAGATTCAGCGCCCCGGCGACCCAAACGCCGCCCCGGAGATGGTCTACCACTGCCGCTGTGTGCTGTCCTCTGCGCTGGGCAAGTATCCCCGGCAGAACGCCATGCAGCGAGACAATGTGACCAAAGAGACCACCCCCGTCATGGATTACACCGAGTGGTATAAATCCAAGGGCGGCAAAGAGAAAGAGCAAATGTGGTGGGCGGAAGAGCGCAAGAGAAAGAAGGAGGTTGCAAAGCATGGATGAGAAGAAGCCTTGCAAATTTTGCGAGCGGCTCAAGTGGTGGAAAGAACACGAGCCAAAAGATGATCCTGATTTATATACCACCTACCAAGTAAGCCTCATCACCAAAAAGCACCGGAAACACATGGGCGTGCGCGGCGTTATTACTCACCGGGCCGGGCCGCTGAATTTCTGCCCTGAGTGCGGTCGCATCTTAAAGAAAAAGCGAGAACCGAGGGATAAGCCGTGAACTTTAACTACGACATCAAATTCACCGACAACACCCCGCAGTTGCATGAGGCGCTGGACTCATGGGCAGAGCGGGTGCTGATCATCTGGGGCATGAAAGTGCAAGACTACGCCCAGCTGCTTGTGCCTACTGGAACGGCAGACAGCACAGGCATTGAGGGCTACGTGGGCGGCGCGCTCAAGCAGAGCCTGACCTTTGCCCTCAACCTCGCCAAAAAGACTGTGACCATCGGGTCAAATCTCTTTTACAGCGTCTATGTGGAGCTTGGCACGGGCATCTTTGCCGAGAAAGGCAACGGACGCAAAACGCCGTGGGTCTGGAAAGACTTCAACGGCAAGTGGCACTTTACCCGGGGCATGGCCCCCCGTCCGTTCCTCCGCCCGGCGGTGGAAGAACACATTGACGAGCTGCGAGAGATCGCGGTAGAAGAAGCGAACAAGGAGGCTTAAACACATGGATAACATTGTTTACACCGCTATGGTTGAAGGATGTACGTTTGAAGACCTCAAAAAACTTCAAGAAATGTTTGAACGGAACAGCGCCCCACGCGTTGACCTTTCTCCATATTACCTGCAGGAAACAAAAGAACGAATTCTTTTGGTTGAAATGCAGAAAGCAAGAGAACATCTTCAGGAACTTTGCGATAATGCGTATGGAAAAGGAAATCGCGTTATTATGGTAGCTTCTCAGAAATCAAATTAATACTCAGCGGTTGGCGCACAGCGTCAGCCGCTTTTTTATGCCGTTTTAGCTCAATTGTAGAGCTGCTGATTTGTAACCAGAGGACGCGGGTTCGATTCCTGCAAGCGGCACCACGCCGGCAGCACGTCCGGCAAATTAAACCTTATTGCCAAGCATGGCAGCCCGAGCAAGGGCAGAAAGGACTATCACATGGCACTCGAACGCAAGACTCTCCGGGCGATTCTGGAAGATGAAACGACCGACACCAGCGGCAAGCTCAAGAAAATTCTGGACGTGCTGCATGAGGAAACGGACACCTTGCAGAACCAGCTCGATGAGAAGAACGCAGCCCTCGCCAAAGCCGAAAAGGACCGCGACGCAGCCAGCAGCGGCAAGCAGGCCGCTGAAAAGGCGCTGACCGACTACAAAGCCCAGCAGACCCAGAAGGACACCCACGCAGCCAAGGAAGCCAAGTTCCGGGAGCTGCTGAAGTCCGCCGGGGTGCTGGACAAGTATGCTGATCGGGTCGTGCGGCTGTCTGGCGAGGATATCGACAAGTTGGAGCTGGACGATAAGGGCGAGGTCAAGGACGCCAAAAAGCACGCCGACAGCCTGAAAGCTGATTGGAGCGACTTCGTGGGCACTACGACCACCACCGGCGCAAAGGTGGACACCCCGCCCACCAACACCGGCTCCAAAATGACCAAAGACCAAATTTTTGCAATCAAGGACGCTGGCGAACGCCAGGCGGCCATTGCAGCAAATGTCGACCTGTTTACAGGCGGCGGAAAGGAATAACATATGGCAGCAAAAGAAAATATCACCATGACCACCGATATCACCGTAGCCTCGCGTGAAATCGACTTTGTGACCCGTTTCCAGCGCAACTGGGACCATCTGCGCACCATTCTGGGCATCATGCGCCCTATCCGGATGCAGCCTGGCACCGTGCTCAAGAGCAAGTATGCGCAGGGCACCCTGCAGAGCGGCACCGTGGGCGAGGGCGAAGAGATCCCGTTCAGCAAGTACACCGTCAAGGAGAAGGAGTACGGCAAGATCACCATCGACAAGTACGGCAAGTCTGTCACCCTTGAGGCGATCCAGAATTACGGCTACGATGTCGCCGTGCAGAAGACCGATGATGAGTTCCTGTACGACCTGACCGCTCTGGTAACGGATAAGTTCTACAAGTTCCTGAACACCGGCACCCTGAAGGGCACTCCCAAGACCTTCCAGATGGCGCTGGCACATGCCAAGGGCGCGGTCGAGAACAAGTTCAAGACCATGCATCGCACCGTGACCGGCGTTGTTGGCTTTGTCAACGTGATGGACGTGTACGACTATCTGGGCAATGCCAATATCACCGTGCAGAACCAGTTCGGCTTCCAGTACATCAAGGACTTCATGGGCTACAACACCATCTTCCTGCTGTCCGACAGTGAGATCGCGAAGGGAAAGGTTATTGCCACCCCGGTAGACAACATCGTCATGTACTATGTGGATCCTGCGGATAGCGAGTTTGCCCGCGCAGGTCTGGTCTACCGGACCGCAGGCGAGGCAAGCAACCTCATCGGCTTCCACACTCAGGCAAACTACAGCACTGCAACCTCCGAGAGCTACGCCATTATGGGCGTGACCCTGTTTGCTGAGTATCTGGATGGTATCGCTGTCGAGACCATTACCCCGGGCGAGTGATCGCCCCTTTGTAAGGAGGACGCCCCATGACTGTACCGGAGCTGTGCGTCTACACGCACAATTTCTTTGACCGGGCGGACGACCCCGTTGCCGGGGAGTTCGCCTTTGAGCCGGATACCGTTCCCGCCGGGGTAGTGCCGGGGCAGTATTTCCTCGTGTGCGGATCCATCTTCAATGACGGCGTGCACAAGGCCGGGGACGGCGATCTGACCGCCGAGACCTTCACCGGGACGGTGCAGCCCATGCGCGTGCCGCCTGCTTTTGTTGCGCTGGCTGAAAAAATCGACGCATACGACAAGGCTCTGCCGTCCAGCGGCGTGTATGTGTCCCAGTCCTTTGCCGGGTGGTCCGGCACGATGGCTACAGGCACGGACGGGCTTGCTGCAGACGGAAAGACCCGCTATAAATCCGAGATCAATCAGTGGAGGAAGATGTGACATGGTCAATTCGTTCACTGCATCCACCGTGATGCAGAGCTTTACCCAAAAATACCGTTTTCAGACCCGCAGCTATGAGCCGGACGGCGTGGGCGGCTTTGTGTCCGGCTGGCAGGATGGCCCCGAGTTTGAGGCTGTGGAGCGCCACGACACCACTGTGGAAGCTCAGGTGGCGGAGCAGGCTGACACCGCTTCCACCTATACGCTGCTGGTTAACACAGGTGTGCCGCTGGCTTTCCCGGACTATATCAAGCGGGTAAGCGACGGGCAGACCTTTCAGATCACAAGCACAGCGGACGAAAGCAAAGCCCCGCCGGAATCCGGCATGGGGCTGCGGGCCGTCAAGTGCAAAAAGGCGGTGCTGCCGTAATGGGACCGTCTGAGAGCATCAACCGGGCACTGAACGCTTTTTTCAACGGATTTGGCATCCCGGGCTATCTGGAAGACAACATCCCGCCCGCCGCTTCCCTGCCCTACCTGACCTACAAGCCCGCCGTCCCCGGCGGCTGGAACGAGGAAGCGTCGTTTCATGGCCGCTTGTGGTATCCAAGCAGCGCAGGGCGTTTACCCATCTTACAGACCGAAGACCAAATTAGCGCAGCCCTTGCAGGCGGTTTGACCGTGCCGTGCGAGGGCGGCGCTATTCTTTTGCGCAAAGGCACCCCGTGGGCCCAGCCGATGGACAACCCGCCCGAGGGCTATTTGTGCGAGTACCTGAATTTTGAGATCACGCAGCTATGCGAGTAAGGAGAATTATGGGAAGAAAATTTACCAAAATTTCCGCAGAAGCATTCAAGTCCATGCAGATCAACGCGGGCCTTGTGCTGAACAAGTTCGACACTGAGGGCCAGACCGCCGTCGCTGATGCCGACATCATCTGCGCAACCACTGGCGGCATCACCGCCACCTGCACCCCCAACATCACCGACCTGGGCGAAGATGTGGACAACTGCCAGAAGAACACCGTGGAGCTCATGGAAATTGAGGACTACGACTGCACGCTGGCCTTCACCGCGCTGAATACCTCCGCCGAGGTCATCCGCATGGCGCTGGGCGCAGCGGACGTGGCCGGGGGCAAAGTAACGCCCCGCATGACGTTCAAAACTGACAAGACCACGGGCGACTTCAAAACCATCTGGTTTGTGGGCGACCTCATCGGCGGCGGCTATGTGGCTGTTCGGCTGGACAACGCAATCAGCACGGGTGGCCTGTCCCTCAAGACAACCGACAAGGGCAAGGGCAATGTGTCCGTCACCCTGACGGGCTGTGTCCGCATGGGCGACGAGACCGTCCCAATGGAGTTCTTTGTAAGCGAAGACGCGGCAGCATAAGGAGTGGAACAATGAAAACTCTCAACCAGATGGACGAAACAGAATTTCTGCGCCACTGTTACATGATCGCGGACAAGGTGGCCACCCTGCTGACCGAGACGCAGGTGATGGAGCTGCGCAAAGTCGGCCCCATCCTCACGGGCAGTGAAACTCCCGATGAGCTCAAGGCAAAGAAAGAAGCCCAGGGCCGCAAGAACATCAAGGCAATGGCAAAAAAGCTGCTGTTCGACAATGCTCAGAACACAGCGGAGCTGCTGCCTTTGCTGTATGAGCTGGAAACAGACAAGGACGGCAACCCCGAAAAGATGACTCCCTTCAAAACCCTGCGCGTCATCACGGAGACCATCAACGACCGGGATGTGCTGGATTTTTTATCCTCGTTGGTGAGGTTGGCTCAGACCGATATCGGCGGCTGATCTCATCCATCCGGCTGGATATGCTGAAAGCCATTGGCAAACCCTACATTGCCCAACATTGCGTCAATGCGATGCAGCAGGAAGCTTACGAGAAGAGCTACCGCGCCTACATCACGGACGCTCTGGCTGGCCTTGTGGGCATGGAGTGTCGTTGGGTGGACACCCTGCCCGACTTTAATACTCCCGCCCTGCCCCAGCAGAGCGCAGAGGAAATCAAGGCCCGTATTCTGGCCGGGCTGAACGGAGGTGATACGCCCTGAAACTTTTTGAATTGATGGCCACTCTTGGGCTGGACACGTCCGCGTATGAGCGGGGCATCAACAACGTCCAGAGCGAGACTAAAAAGACCGTGACGGCGCTTTCCAGCGAGTACAGCAAGGCCGCAAAAAGCGTTCTGGAACTGACAAAGCAGTATAACGAATCTGCCGCCAAGACGGGCAAGACCTCGGCTGAGACCAAAGAGCTGAAAAATCAGCTTGCAGCAGCTGAGGCACAGCTCAAAACAACCGCCTCCGCCCTGAAATCCGCAAACAACGGCATGGACTCCTTTGGCAAATCGGCCAGCAGTACGGGAAGCGGGCTGACGGCGGCGCTGACAAAATCGCAGCTTCTGGCTTCTGCCATCTCCACGCTTTCCACCGCGGCCCTCAGTGGTGCAAAGCAGTTTGTGTCTATGGGCATCGAGTACAACGCCCAAATCGAAAGTTACCGCGTGGGTCTAACCAATATGTTGGGCGATGCACAGGCGGCCAATGAGGCCATGGCGGCCATTCAAGAGGACGCAGCCCGCACTCCGTTCAGCGTGGATTCGCTGACGCAGGCAAACCAACTGCTCATCAGCGCCGGTAAAAACGCGAGCTACTCCCGCAAGGTCATCATGGCGCTTGGCGATGCTGTTTCCGCCACCGGCGGAGGCAACGCGGAGCTTTCCCGCATGGCAGCTAATCTGCAGCAGATCGCCAATGTGGGCAAAGCGTCCGCAATCGACATCAAGCAGTTTGCCTATGCAGGCATCAACGTTTATCAGGTTCTGGCTGACTACACCGGGAAAACGGTGCAGGAAGTCCAGAACATGACCATCAGCTATGACCTGCTGTCTAATGCCCTTATTGCTGCCAGCGAGGAGGGCGGGCGCTACTACAACGCCATGGACACCCAGAGCCAGACCATGAATGGACGTGTGTCAACCCTGAAAGATAACGTGAGCCAGCTGGCCGGGCTCATGACGGGCGACCTCAGCAGCGGAATCGGTGTGGTAATCTCCAACCTCAACGATATGACCGTGGCGGCCATCGAAGCTTACAAGACGGACGGCTGGAAGGGGCTCGGCGAGGCAATTCTGGAACTGAACAACCCCATCAACTCCGTCATCAAGAAATTTGGCGAGCTTGGCTCTGCCGGAATCGGCGTTCTCGATAAATTGAGCTTCAAGCTCAACAAAGCCCTCGGGAAGAATGCTTACGCGGGGTACGAGAACAGTGATGAAGGATACAAGCAGTACCGCTCTGACAAAAACAGCCAGAGCAACTACGACCGCCGACGGAAGGACGCTAAAAACGGAAAGGGCATCTACAACGAAAGCTGGACGGAACGGCAGGCAAAGGCGGCTGCAGCCGCCGGGAACGGCGGGAGCAGTATCACTGCCTCGGGCGGCACAGGCGGCGGAAAAAGCAAAAAATCTACCGCCAAAGCGGCTGCTGACACCAAAAAGCTGGCGGATACCGTCACCGAAACGTCGAAGCAGATCCTTGCCGGAACGGGCAACATCGTGGGCAACATCCAGCGCGTGGTGGAGACTGCCGACAATACCTACAACGTCTACGACGGCACCACCAAAAAGCTCAAGGGCACCACAAAGGAGACCGTGGAGACCATCACGGACTCTTGGAAAGAAGTGGTGGACGGCACGGAGAAGACCATCAAATCGGTCACAAAGAAAGTGACCGATGCGGCCGGAAAAGTGACCACGACCACGCAAAAGACCTGTGACGATGTGGTTTTGTCCGTGACAGAGCTGCAAAGCCGCATTGACCAGAACCTCAGCAATGCGCAGAAGCAGTGGTCAAACGGCATCTTTGGCCGCTTGCAAAACACGTTCGCAGACCTGAAAAACCGCAACTTGGCCGGGCTGGCTACAGACGTGGCAAATCTCATCTGGGGCGAGGTATCGCAGGATCAGCGGGAGCTTATCTCCAAGTGGGCGGCGGATGCGCTGAGTGTCATCAATGACGCGTACAGTGGGGGCGGCGTAAAAGCGGCCTTCGCTACCATCAAATCGCTCTTTACGGACGGCATCGCTGCCAGCGCGACAGAAGCGGGGACGGCGGTGCAAAGCTTTGGCTCTATCCTGTCCAGCTTGAGCGCATCCGGTGGGGCAGGTGCCCAGCTGGCCAACGTCGCCAGCGGGGTGTCTAACATGGCTACCTCTATCATGGGCAGTTTGGGCAATATCGTCTCGCTTGTGGCATCCAACCCTGTGTTGGCTGCTATCCTGGGCGTGGCTGCTGTGGCGGGCGGTATCGGTCTGGCCGCATGGCTGGGCAGTAAAAACGGCGAAAAGGAAAGCACCGAAAGCAAGAGCACGACGCTTTCCTACAAGGACATCCAGGACGCCTACTGGTACGGCAGCCAGCGCAGCTTTGCCGGGTACGATTTCCGCACCGACGGCTATGCGTTCGGCGAAAGCCCGGCAAACGGGCGGCTTTCGTCCTACCAGCAGAAAATGCAGCAGTCCGTGGACGCGCTGTACAACGTGGTGCAGCAGTACCTTCCCCAGACGGCAAACACTGTCATTAAGCTGGATGATGGCACGCTGGTGGGCGCACTGGCACCTTCTATTGATGCACAGCTGGGCCATCTGGCCACGCTGGCAGAAAGGGGAAACTGAAATTTGTACAAAATCTTTGCATATCCCTTTGGCAACCCCAACGACAAGCGCCTGATCTACGCTCCCAATAGCCGCAATGCCCTTGTGCTGTCTCCCAAGCTGACCCGAGAGGTCAGCAAGGGCGGCAGCCTTTCTTTTACCATGACGCGCGACCATGAGCAGTATGAGAGCCTGCAAAAGATGTCCACCTGCATCACCGTTGAACAGGACGATAAAGAGACCTGGCGCGGGCGTGTCCTGAGCCATGAGGCAGACTGGTACAACCGCAGGGTCATCTACTGCGAGGGCGCTTTGTCTTACTTCAATGACAGCGCGATCACCCCTTTTAACTACGAGGGAAAGCTGGCGCAGTTTTTGCAGCACCTCATCGATGCCCACAACCAGCAGTGCGGCAACATGAAAATGAAACGCTTCGAGCTGGGCACTGTCACTGCGGCACTGGGTGATCTTGTTGTGCACTATGGAGACCGGGACAGCTACGGTGTGGGCGAAGACTACGGCAGCACCTGGGACATCATCGACAAGATGGTGCTCAAGGTGTACGGCGGATATGCCTACTGTACCTACAACCCCGCCACGGGTAATAACGTCTTAAATTATTGCGATCAGTCTTTCGAGGCCGACCGTTTGGTCAACCAAACCATTGAGTATGGCGTAAACCTGCTGGATTTCACCGAGAAGACCGATACCAACAGTCTTTTTACCCGTGTGTATCCCATGGGAAGCAAGCACACGGTCGAGGAGACAAAGTGGAAGTGGAAATTTTTGTGGTGGGGTGAAAAGTACACAGAAAGCCATGAAGAGCGCTATGGCATTTCTGGAACGGACGCGGCGACCGTCAATAAGTATCTGCCAAAAGGGTACTCGTACCGGCTGGACAGCAGTGACGGCGACTGCGGATGGATCCAGAATGATGCAGCGGCCCAGAAGTTTGGCATCGTGTCAGCCCTGGGCGAGTATGACACCGACAGCGACAACGACACCTTTGCTGCAGGCGTGCAGGATCTTCAGAAAAACAGCTTGATGGTGACGAGCTACACCGTCAAGGCTGTGGATCTGCGAGATGCGGGCTATGACAAGGACAGGCTGACTTTTGCCAGCTATGCCCACATTATCAGCAAGCCCCACAGTATCGATGTCATCATGCTTTGCACAAAGCTGGTGGAACCGCTGGATCAGCCGGACAAAAAGGAGTATACCTTCGGCATGACCCGGCAGACCCTGACCGACCGGCAGGTGGCAAACCTGGGCCGCACCAACTTGCTGGACGAGGATACGGCATCCGCGGAAAAGTACCAGCAGAGCACCCTTAACCAGCTTTTCAAGTACCAGAAGTCTAACGACAAAAGAGTGGACGAGGTGGACAAAAAAGCTGGTGAAGCAGCCAAAACAGCCACCAACTTTCTGGAATTTACCCCGGAAAACGGCCTTATCGTCCGGCATGACCAACTGCCAAACAAACGGGTACAAATCACCAACGAGGGCATAAAAGTGCTTTCCGGTTCCAGCATGGTCAACATCAAGTCGGACAGTATTTCCATCACCGACGGCAACGGCAGCTGCACTATCGACTCCGGAAAGATTACCTTCTACGGCATCCGAAACGCCCGTATCTGGGACTTTGGGGACAACAGCTCTTTTGGAGCACAGACAATCCCGCTGGACCTGGCCGATTTTTCTGCTGTGTATCTGACCTATACCAGCAAGAAAGGATCCACATGGTGGGCCAGCGGCGGCACTGCCGGATGTGTGACCATGGTCATCCCGGTCAATGGCGTGGAATACGCCATGACTTACCCGTGGAACACCACTCACATGCGGACGGTGCGGGTCAATGCCGCAGGTATCACCTTCGGGCCCGGTCGTGAGCGCACCTCGAACTACGTCACGGGCAACAATTTTACTCCAGCAATCACGCCAGTGACTTTCAAAATTGACTTGGAAAGTCCAGGCTCTGACGGCTGGGTGCAAAACGACTCGCTCTGTATGCCCCGGGAGCTGTATGGTTTTATGTGAGGAGAAAAAATGAAAGTACCTGGCTGTAAATTTATGTGCAAGGTGTGCTCCGATGGCCGCATTTACAGTGGCGGATGGGGCGTTGAAGAAGTAATCCCGAACCCTCTCCCAGACAACTGCATGGTTTTCGATGAGTTCCCGGAGGACTGGGAGGATGGCGGCTCGCACTATGTGTGGGACGGAGAAAAGTTGGTATACAGCCCTCTGACCCCGGAGCAGCTGGCCGTGATCCAGAGCGGAGGTGAGCTCAAATGCTGATGGGCGCACAGATCGGAAATATCCATACACTCAAAGACCTTGGCCTTTATCTGAAGGTGGGCAGCCCTATGATATCCGGTGCAGAGCCAGAGACGATGCTTGTCAATGTCCCGGGCTCTGACTTTATCCTAGACCTGTCCAGGGCTTTGGATGGGGAAGTGCACTACAAGCAGCGCACCATCAAGCTGGAGCTTATCTGTAAGTCTCCGAAAAAGCAATGGACGACCATCCAGAGCGCCCTCGAAAACGCCCTGCAGGGCCAGTGGTTGCGCTGCATCTTTGATGAGGACAGCACATGGTACTGGCTGGGCCTGTGGCGGGTGGACGTGGTGGAGCGCGGGCGCACGGAGATCGCCTTCAGCATCGAGGGTACCTGCAACCCCTACAAGCGCAACGTTACCGCCGACGCGGGCGCGGACTGGTTGTGGGATACCTTTGACTTTGAGACCGATACCATCTACGACACACCGACAGGAGTGATTAGCTTATGATTACACTCAACTTTGATGAGGTTTTGAAGCGCATTTATAACGCCAAAAAAGGCGTTGAGGTCCGCTACGGCCTCGGCCAAGGCTTTGAGTACTGCAAGCAATTTGCCGACGAGGCTCAAGGCCATGCCACCAACGCCAAAGTCAGTGCGGACAAAGCCGAGCAGACCGTGGCGGGCATCGAGCAGACCAAAACCGACGCGGTGCAGGCGGTGCAGAATGCCCAGAGCACCGCCACGACCGCCGTGACGACCAAGCAAACCGAGGCCGTCCAGGCCGTGGGAACCGCCCAGACGGGCGCTGTCAAGGCCGTGGACGATGAGCGCGACGCGGCTTTGCAGCAGGTGGCCGACTCAACCCAAGCCGCCCAGACCGCTGCCAGCAACGCGGCCGCTTCGGAACAGGCGGCTCAGACCAGCAAAGAAGCTGCCGCAAGCTCTGCCGGGGCTGCTGCAAACTCCGCCACCGCAGCCTCCGGCAGCGCCAGCGCGGCGGCAACCTCGGAGAGCAACGCCGCATCCAACGCCGAAAACTCCGAGGCCAGCGCGGCCCGCTCTGAGGCAGCAGCTAAAAAGGCGGAGGCTGTGGTGAGCACAGACAAAACCCTCGCCGTCCCCGGCGCCCCCGCAGACGCAAAGGCCACCGGTGATGCTCTGGCGGGTAAAGCTGACTCCGTCGTTCCACAGGATCTTTTTATTCCGATTACGGGGTGGCAGACGGACACAGAAGTTGCAGAGTACCCGCATTACATTGATATTACAGCAGATGTTACGTCCACGACTGTGGTATCTGTCAGCATCGACCCTGCAAGCGCAGACGTAGCCGGTAAAGCTATGCTTGTAAACCCCGAAACTCGAACCGGAGCTATCCGTATCCGTGCACACAACATTCCGACTGCGGAAATTTCCGCCCGGTGGTATCCCATCAAGTATGGCGGTCAGTTCTATGGTAACGGCTCCATCTATTCCAACTTCCTGCTTGCGGCACATCCCGTAGGCAGTATCTATCAGACCATCAGCCCGGAAAACCCGGCTGTGACATTTGGCGGCGGCACGTGGGAAAAGATTGCGCAAGATAGGGTGTTAATGGGTGCAAGCGACACGCACCCGGCTGGTACGACGGTTGAGGCAGGTTTGCCGAATGTTAAAGGTACGTTTATTGCCGCACTTCGAGATGGCTTTACCAACGATTCAGCTAATAAAATAACAGGAGCTTTCTACGAAAACGGCATCACTACCGGAGATGATAACTATAACAGCATCTCAACAGATGTCGGTATTCCCTCCGGCGGTGCGCCCTTCGGATTTGATGCCTCTCGTTCCAATTCCATTTATGGTCGTAGCACTACCGTCCGCCCCCCGGCATACTTTACTTACACTTGGCTTCGTACTGCCTGAAAGGAGAAACAATGGCACTAGGAGAAATCAAAAATGGCATTGGCCCTGATGCCTATGCTATCTATCAGCAAGTTCTTGCGGCGGTAGTCGAGCGAGACCACCCCGTGGGCAGTCTGTACATCAGCGAAAACGCAACCAGCCCTGCCGAGCTGTACGGCGGCACATGGGAACGAATTGAGGGCAGATTTATCATGGGCGCTTCCGATACCTACCCGGCAGGGAGTACGGGTGGTAGTGCAACGCATACGCAAACAGGTGCCGAGCTTGCCCCCCATGAGCATCTTATCAGAAGCAATACTACCGGAGATATGAACATTCCTGCTTGGAGCTGGATTTCCGAAATGACTCAAATCAGCTCGGAAAAAAATATTTATCAAACTTATTCCATGCGTTCCGGGGATGGTAAACCTATGGACATCCTCAACCCCTACTACTCCATGTACATCTGGCGGCGTGTTGCCTGAAAGGAGCACACATGAAAATTATTGACAGTAACGGCAACCCCATCGAAGCCCCCGACCTGACGAAAGGCTACCTCAAGCCCGAGACCCAGACCATCCACCACGATGCTGTGGCAGGTGTGGAAGAGGTCAGCCACTACGAGTACAAGACCTACCCCAACGGGGGCCGTGACCGTTGGAAGGTCATCGATGTGCCCGGTGTTGACCCTCAGCCCGCCTGGGATGAGGAAGTGCCGGTGATGCGGTACATCCGCTACACCGCAGAAGAGCTGGCTGCGCAGGAAAAGGCCCGCAAGGAAGCAGAGGAAAAGGCACAGCTGCCCACCGCAGAAGAGCGCCTTGCTGCTCTGGAAGCGGCTATGCTCGACCTGCTGGCCGCAAAGTAAAGGAGGATGTTATGGTTTTGTTTTATGTGACCCAAATCAAATTGCACCGCTTTGACGGCGCTTTTACCATCGACAACGTGCCTGCCCGCTGGCGTGATGCCGTGCTGGCAAAGCTGACGGAGGAGGGGTTTTATGAGGTGGAAAGTAATGCTTGACTTCCTGCGGGATATTTTTTCAGCCCTTTCCCACGCTGCCGGTGACAGCGCCAACAAGGAAGAGCCTGCCCCTGCACCGGACGTGCCCACTGTGGACACCGTGACCGGGTGGGCAGGGGAACCGCCCTACCGGTACATTGACGTGAGCCGGTATCAGGGTGAAATTGACTGGGCACAGGTGGCGGCGGCGGGCTACAAGGGGGCCATGCTCAAGACGGTATCCACCAACCGCAAGCTCTCCAAGCGGGCAGACGGCCTGTACATCGACCCGACCTTTGAGACCAACTACCGCAACGCCCGGGCTGCCGGGCTGGACGTGGGCGTGTACTACTACACCTACGCCACCAGCGAAGCAATGGCCGATGCAGAGCTTGCCCTCGTGCGGCAGGCGGTGTACGGCAAGGAGCTGACCTTGCCCCTCGCGGTGGACGTGGAGGAAAACAAGCTCAAACCCATGAGCACCCTCGACCTCACCAACCTCACCGCCTACGCGCTGGAACAGGTGGAAAAGATGGGCTTTTATGCCCAACTTTACACCTACACCGGCTACAAATACAAACTGGATATGGCCAGGCTGTCCTCCCGGTGGGACGTATGGCTTGCTGACTACACCGGCAAGACCCCAAAGGTGGATTTCAAGTACAATGCCCACCAGCACACCAGCAAGGGCAGCGTGCCTGGCATCTCCGGCAATGTTGACCTCAACGTTACAGAGATCAACTACCCCCGTATCATCCGCAAGAAGGGTCTGACCCGTCTCCGGGAGGGCGCATGAGCGATGCAATCATCGTAGCCATTATCACCGGTGGTCTGAGCCTGATCGGCGTGATCGTCTCTAACAACCACACCGCCCAGAGCATGGATGCCAAACTGGACAAGCAGCAGGCTGTGACCGAAACCAAGCTGGAAGAGCTAACCCGCGAAGTCCGGGAGCACAACAACTTTGCCAAGCGCGTGCCGGTGTTGGAAGAGCAGATCAAAGTGGCAAACCACCGCATCGAAGACCTCGAAAAAGAGAAAGGAGAGTAATACATGGCAACAATCAATAACATTCTGGGCGTCATTCCCGCCCCTGCGGCCCTTGTTCTTATGCTGGGCGGCTTTGCGTTTTACGCCCTGGGCTGCATCCGACTGGGCTATGGCGCGGCTGTCAAGCCCACCGTGCTCCAGCTCATCGAGCAGGCAGAAAAGGATATCCAGGGCACCAAGAAAGGCGCGGAGCGCAAAGCCTGGGTGGTTCAGATGCTCCGCGCGGCCCTCAGCGCCAGCAAGTGGGGGAGATTTATCTCGTGGGCCATCACCGATGAGACCATCGGCATCATTATCCAATTTTTCTTTGACCGCATGAAAGCGGCATTGGAAAAGCAGTAAGGAGGATATCATGGGCACTACATACGAGCATTTTGTTGACACCAACAAAATGTATGCCATACAAGAGCAATTCCGTGACATCACGAAAATGGTCTGCGCACGTCTTCGTGACCTCACGAAAACATACCATATCGGCAATGTCAACGAACTGGTGACGTTTTGTCACCGGTTTGCCGTGCTTGGCAATATGGTGCGCAACGCCGGACAACTTCCGCAGCCTTTCTGGCTCGGTGCTGCCTGTGGCGGCGGCTCGTGTAGTGCTGCCCGCTGCGCTGCAAGGACTTGACCGACAGAGGATGATCGCCGCCATCAAAAGCGCACCGCTTGGGAGGGTAGACCGTAAGATAGCCTTACTGCGGTACGTCGAGCGGCTCCCGCTGCCGGACATTGCAGCGCAGACACATTACAGCCGGACGGCGATAGGCTACAGGCTGAAAGGCATTGAAAAAATGCTGGATGTGTGATATAATATAAACGTGCTAAGTGCCTTTAGAATTATATCTTACTTAGAGGTTTAGTTCTATATGGCTCAGTCTACAGCGTAATCCTGATGGGTTCCAGCCATCACGGTTACGCTGTTTTCTTTTTGCACGGATTGTGGTATAATAATCTCAACAAATCCACCCGGCCTCTCGAAGAAGCGCATTAGGGTGGATATTTGATACAGTCTCCCGCCCGCCTACTCGCAGTGCGTACCATGCGGGAGACGCATAAAACCCCCGGTGTTCCGTTTGGAGCATCGGGGGTTTTTCTATTTTTTCTCTTTTTTGAGCTCTTCGAGACGGCTTGCAAGCTCTTCTTCCCAACCTTCATGCTGGTCAAGATACTCGCCATAAATCGCCGCTTCCGCCTTTTTCCGGGCGGCAATCGCATCGTCAAGGCTTTCGTACAGGCCGAGATAAATTTGTTTCCTTTTGAAGTTGATATAGGCAAAGTACCGCCCGTTCGGCCTTTTTACAACGCCGTTTACTCCGGTCTTGGAGTTCCGGTTGACCTTTCCGCCCATCCGCGATTTCACAGAGGAGAGGGAAGAGCCATCCACCTGGGTGACGCTGTGGATGACATCGACCTTGTCTTTCATGTCACGGGCACAGTCGGAGCACCGAAGTATAGGGTTAGTGCGTGTTATGTTTGAAAGTCTGACTTCAACGATTTTTCCGCACTGCGGGCAGACTGCTTTGCACCACATGGATACGTCTGGCTTTCGAGGGGGTAGGATTTCGATGATCTTCCAGCCGCTCACAGTCTTCCCTTCGTACTTTTCGATAGCGGATTTTTTTGCTTTGGCGGATTTTTGGGCTGCTGCGCTCTTCATTGCATCGCTATGCGAGAAAGCGCAATGCTGACAGCCTGTGCTCATTCCGGACATAAGGCTATGCCGATACACATCTTTTATAGTGCCACACTCACACTGGCATGTAAAATACCCATCTTTTTCCGCACGATGCAAGACAGTCCAACGCCCAAACCGCTTTCCAGTAAGGTCTCCCTCTTTTTTTCTCCGCTCGTCCATCTTGAGCTGGGCCTCGCTCCTGGTATGAACGCACCCACAGGACTTGCTTGCCCCTCGGGTCAGGGATTCTCGAAGGACATCTCTTTCTGTGCCGCACTTGCAGCGGCACTTCACATAGCCGCTCTTTTTGGATGCACCTATCACGATCCAGCTCCCAAAAGTATGACCCGTCAAATCTTTTGCTGTCATACTGGAATCCCCCCTCAGATTAGTCCATAGTGCTCGGCCAGCAGGAAGCGGACGTATGCCGGGCAGTCGCGGGTGCTGGCACACCAGTTCTGCACCGTGCGCAGCGGGATACCCGTCCGCTTTGCAAAAGCGGTCTGAGACAGGCCAGTGCGTGAGACCAGCTCCCGCATGGACAAGTGCGCCAGATCCCAGATGTTGGACAGTCTTTCCTTCTCGGCATCCAGATCAAGGCAGCTGTCAGCATCGTCTGGTACGCTCAGAGTGATGTTGTTGACAAAGATTTCCTTCGGCTGCTCTGCGGCCATTGAAAAAAGCTCTGCTTTGGTATACATGATTGACTTCCTTTCTTTCGTGTGATAGGATAATTTCACACCTCCGTGTGAGGTGTCTTTCACAAAATCCCCCGTTCGGTGTGGCAAGCATCGGGCGGGGGATTTTTTATTTAGTAGATCTCAACGCCCAGTTTTTCGGCGGCGGCTTCAACGACTTCTTCAAACGAGGGGCCGCGATTCGAGTCGTTCCAGTCGTAATCGCCAGCGGATGCAGCTTCCCACTCTTCTTCCATGTCAGCTGCCTTGCACAGCTCGGTGCACAGCTCGTAATCCCAGACATCGGACTTGCGGATGTCAGTGGCGATTTCAATAGCGTTTCTCATAATTTTGTACCTCCATGTTGTTGTGTGTTTGTGTCTTTCACTGTCTTTAGTATACACCCAATGAGTGTAAAAGTCAAGCGCTTTTTGAAAATATTATACTCATTGAGTGCAAATGATTGAGCGCCTACACAGTCCTGTGCCGTGTGGGCGCTTTTCTTTTTTGTCCTTCATTTGACGTTCGTTAAACGCACGTATTTGGCAGAAAAGGTACTATGGACGCAAAGGGAGGGGCGCACCATGTGGCACAAGTTTAACCCGAACCTGCACGGAAACAGCGTTGGAGATTGCACAGTGCGGGCCGTGGCAGCCGCAACGGGCCAAGACTGGGAGAAAGCTTACCTTGGGCTTGCGCTTACTGGCTTTATCATCGGCGATATGCCCAGCGCCAACCGCACATGGGGCGCATACCTCCAAAAGCGCGGGTTCAAGCGCAGTTTGGTGGAAGCAGACTGCACCACCTGTTACACCGTGGCAGATTTTGCCCGGGAGTATCCGCACGGCGTGTATGTACTGGGCTGCTCCGGACACGTCCTGACCGTCATCGACGGCGCGTGGTGGGACAGCTGGGACAGCGGCGCAGAATGCCCGATCTACTACTGGTACAAGGAGGAAAACGATGCCGATTTATAACGGATACCCGCAAGTGTATTACCCGCAACAGCCGCAGGGGCAGCTTGAAACGCTTCGAGCTGCACAATTTCAACCTCAGCCTGTCATGATGCCGACAATGCAGGGACAGGTTGCACCGACTGACAGCGGCTTTATCTGGGTGCAAGGCGAAGCAGCGGCCCGGGGCTATTTGGTCGCCAACGGAAGCCGGGTGCTTTTGCTGGATGCTGATTCCGATACCTTTTACATCAAAGAAGTTGGGCAGGACGGCAGGCCGTTCCCGCTCCGCATCTACGACTACAAGGAACGCACCAGCGGCCCCAAAGCGTCGATCGCTGCCACGCAAGCCGCAGGCGGGGAGTATGTCACTCGAAAAGAGTTTGACGCGCTGGCGGCAAAGCTGGAGGCGTTGGAGAAGCAGGAAGCACCAGATCCGGAAAAGGAGGGCTAAACGATGAGCAGCAGCTTGTATAACTCGATGGGCCGACAGACCCAGAACCCCATTGGCGGGCAGTTCCAGCAGTTTATGGGCCAGATGCAGGGCAAGAACCCGCAGGAGATGATAAACCAGATGCTCACCTCCGGCCAGCTCTCACAGCAGCAGCTCAACGCCATTCAGCAGCGGGCACAGCAGATTGCGCCAATGCTCAACGGCATGAAAAACATGTTTGGATTCTGAAATGCGGCCGCATTTAGAATAAATTTAAAAATCTAACGTAAAGGAGTAAAACTATGTCTCTTTCTTCTGATAGCACGGTTCTGACCATGCCGGTACAGCCCGCCAACGGCTACAGCAACGGCTTCAACGGCTGGGGCGGCGACTGGATGGGCTGGATCGTCCTCTTCCTGATTTTCGGCATGTTCGGCTGGGGCGGCATGGGCGGCTTTGGCTGGGGCGGCGGCATGGGCGGCGCTTCGCCTTATATGACCAGCGCTGTCACACAGGCAGACCTGCAGCGTGGCTTCGACAACCAGAGCGTCATGAACAAGCTGAACGGGCTGGAAAGCGGCCTGTGTGATGGCTTCTATGCCATGAACACCGGGATGCTTCAGGGTTTCAACGGCGTGCAGCAGGGCCTGAACGGCGTCACCAACGCCATGCAGCAGGGCTTCAACAGCACCAACGTTGCGCTGATGCAGGGGCAGAATGCTCTGGCTACACAGCTGGCAGACTGCTGCTGCAAGACCCAGACCGCGGTCCAGGGCGTCAACTACAATCTGGCCACGCAGGAGTGCGACACCCGGAACCAGATGCAGCAGGGCTTCTGCGCAACGCAGAACACCATGAACAACAACACCCGGGACATCATCGAGAATCAGAACAGCAACACCCGCGCGGTGCTCGACTTCCTGACCAATGATAAGATCGCCACCCTGCAGAGCGAGAACAACGAGCTGCGCCGGGCTGCTTCTCAGGATCGCCAGAGCGCGCTCCTGACCACCGCGATGAACGCGCAGACCAACCAGATCATCGGGACTCTGCAGCAGAAAGCTCCCGTGCCTGCCTATCAGGTGCCCAACCCCAACGCCATTTACTATGGCTGTGGGACCGGCTGCGGCAACTGCGCATAACCAAATCACGGCAACTTTTTCCAAAATGGAAAATGTTCAGCCCCTGAGCTGATTTTGCAAACCAAAACGCCGGGGCAGTAGTCCCGGCGTTTTTATTATGAAAGGAGCATTCAAATGACCGTAACAGACTTGAAGCAGCAGTTTGTTGACCATCTGGCCAACATGGACAAAAACAAAATGAGCATGACGGATCTGAGTTTATACAGTTCTATTTTGCATACTTTGATAGACACAGAACGACCGGACTTTTCAGCTTCCTGCATGGAAGTGCTGAAAAACATCTACGCAAGTAAAGCGGGGGTCTGCGCAGAAAAGGAGGACGCGAATAATGGCTGAATTTACCTCTACCACAATCCAGACCGTGGCAGCCGGTCAGAATCTTCCCTTGACCGAAACAGCTATCAAAGGGTCAAACTGCATCAACCACCGAGCAGGTGCTGGCAATGTGACGCTGCGTGGGATTACGAACCAGTGTAAGGCACTGTTCAAAGTGAGTTTTGGCGGCAACATCGCCATCCCTACCGGTGGCACTGTGGGCGCTATCTCTGTGGCGCTGGCTGTCGGCGGCGAAGCGCTCAACAGCGCAACCGCTATCGTCACCCCGGCGGCAGTGGATCAGTACAGCAACGTCTTTACGGCGGTGTTCGTGGAAGTCCCCCGTGGCTGCTGCGTAACCGTTGCTCTCAAAAACACCAGCGCTCAGGCAATCAACATCGCAAATAGCAGTCTGATCGTTGAGCGCGTTGCATAAGAAAGGAGTACAGCATGAGTAAGAATCTCTATGATCTGCGTGAAATGCTCTGCGAGGAGCTGGACGAGTACAACCGCGATGCCAAGAACGGCCTGAACGAGCGCGTGCTGGATACCGTACATAAGCTGACCGACACCATCAAAAATATCGACAAGATCATGATGCTGGAGGACGGCGATTATAGCCGTGCGGGCGAGTGGGAAGCTGACATGCGCGGGACTTTCGGCCATGATGCCGGAAACGGTTACAACCGGGGCAACAGCTATGCCAACCGAGGCCGTCACTATGTGCGCGGGCACTACTCCCGCACGGATGGCCGTGAGCGTATGATCTCTGACATCGAGGACATGATGCAGGAGGCCACCGGTGCAGAGCGTGATGCCTACAAGCGGGCCGCTGACATCTTGCGCAACGCATAAGAAAGGGGGCGGCAGGCATGGACATTGACGAGATCAACACCCATATTCACAAGCTGAAATGCGGTTCAACGGACTGGCAGAGCGTGGAAAAGCTTGCCGCCCTCTGCACTGTGCGGGACGAGCTGGAAGAAGCGCACATACCTGAAACGCAGACCCAGGCATTTCCACCCACGGATTACCGGGCGGCGTACTCCACGGCAGCGGAACCGCAAAGCGACTTTGTGGCGGCTGCCAGCTCTGTGCCATTTGGCGGTCTGATGCAGGTGCTTGACGAGCACATGAAAGCAATAAAGATGGTGTACCCGAAAGAGTATGAGCTAGTAATGCGGAAGATTGTCTCTTTGTCTGAGTGATCACCGCCGGTATCACCACCGTGGCCGCGCTGCCCAAAACGGCCATACATAGCACCATCCCCGGGGATCCTGACGGTTCCTCGGGGATGTTTTTGCGTTTATAAAGCTGTTTTTCAGCGGTGTGTTACCAAAGATGTTACCGTGATAAAGAAAAGAACGTCATTTCTTAACGAAATGACGTTCTTTCTTCATGGTGGAGGCGATGGGAGTCGAACCCATGTCCGAAAAGAGTTCAGCGTAGGTGTCTCCGGGTGCAGGCGATCAACAACATTCCCTCCGCGTCACGCCGGTCGCCAGGCTAACGCATTGGTAGCTTCATGAGTTCCTGCCGGTCCGCAAAGCTTAGGTCCGTTCAGGTGCT